ACATGTACACAATCTCTTAAGGAAGAGTTTCGTTTAAATAGAATTGACGGCGTTCAAAATAAAGCAAGGGAGCTACAGAAAGGTTACAAAGACCTGGAAGAGACCATTAAATTAGAACAAGACCGAGAACGCCAATTTAACCAATTATCTAAGGAGATTACTAAACTAAACAATGGCATTTCTCAAAACAATACGCGAATTTCTGGATGTCAGAGACAGATCGGAGATTTGGAATCGGAAATTCAGAGACTTACCGATCAACTTGCAGACAGAAATATTGAGCACGATAAGTTAGCGGACTTTAAAGTAACCCTCCAACAAACATTAGAAGATTTAGCAACTAAGAGAGAAGAAGTTCTCTATTATAATTTTGCCTATTCTTTACTTAAAGATGATGGCGTAAAAACTAAAATTATTAAGAAGTATCTTCCATTCATCAATCAGCAGGTTAATAGATACCTTCAGCTGATGGATTTCTATATCAATTTTACATTGGATGAGGAATTTAATGAGACTGTAAAATCACCAATTCACGAAGACTTTTCATATAGTTCTTTTAGTGAAGGTGAGAAGATGAGGATTGATTTAGCATTACTCTTTACTTGGAGGGAAGTTGCAAGGGTAAAGAATTCTGCCAATACCAATCTTCTTATAATGGATGAAGTGTTTGATAGTTCTCTTGATGGATTTGGAACAGAAGAATTTTTGAAGATTATTAGATATATAATCAAAGGTGCAAACATTTTTGTTATATCGCATAAAACAGACCTGCATGACAAATTTGAAAGTGTCATAAGGTTTGATAAATCAAAAGGATTTTCACGTATAGTCTCTAATGAGTCTGCAGAAAAATGAACATTCCAAATTGGATCCATCATTCCAAGAAGGATCAAAAACGAAAACTTAAACCTCAAGCGTTGCGACAAGCAAAAGCAAGAGTGAAACACTTTAAAAAGTGTCACATGAACCCCGCAAATCGCGGGGTTTCTTCGTATAATAGGTTCATAATCAAAGGCACTAATGACAGTTAAGCACGAAATCAAATCCCAACTGGCCAAACTTCTTGCTACTGAGGATTTAATAGTAGAACATAAGAATGTAGAAACTGCTCAGTTTAATGTTCATACACGGGTTTTATTACTTCCACTCTGGAGAAACGCGAGTAATAGTGTATATGATATGCTTGTTGGTCACGAAGTGGGACATGCACTCTTTACACCAGATGAGGATTGGTTTCTAACACTTAAAGTTCCTCAACAGTTTGTGAATATTGTAGAGGATGCTAGGATTGAGAAGATGATGAAGAGAAAATATCCTGGACTTGCTAAATCATTCTATAATGGATATAATGAACTTAATAATAGAGATTTCTTTGAGGTAGAAGGTGAAGATCTTAGTACTTTTAATCTTGCTGATAGGGCTAATTTATATTTCAAGGTTGGTTCGTTCCTTCCTATATCTTTTTCAACTATTGAAAAAGAGATTGTCGGTATAATTGAAAAGTGTGAAACTTTTGATGATGTAAAAAAAGCAGCATTGGTTTTATATGAGTATTGTAAGGAGGAGCAGGAGAATAATGAAAAGACATCAACTGATATAGATGTTAAAATTACGAAGCCTGATGAAGAAAAGGATGGGAGTTTTGAAGAAGAGTTCTTTGATGATGGACGGAAAGAAAGGGACTTAGATGAATTACTTGAAGATTCAGTTGAACCAGAAGAAGGAGAATCTTATGGTGGAACTGCTAAAGGTGGACAAACTAGTGATATAGAAGCAAAGACTGTTAATGCATTGGAAGATGCTATTAAAGGATTGGGAGGTAACAATTTTGTTGAGAGTGTGTATTTTGAATTACCCACATTAAAATTAAAGGATATTGTTATTTCTAATGAATTACTTCATGATAGAATTGATATAGATTTTGTAGGTCAGCAAAACGATTGGGATAAATCAGAACATGTTTATATTAATAATCTATATGAAAAGACTGATTGTGATTTTATAAAGTTTAAGAAACACGCACAAAGAGAAGTAAATTATATGGTTAAGGAGTTTGAGTGTAAGAAATCTGCTGATGCTTATGCTCGTTCTACAACTGCTAGAACAGGGATTCTTAATACTGCAAAACTTCATACTTATAAATTTAATGAGGATTTGTTCAAAAAGGTAAATGTTGTTCCTGATGGTAAGAATCATGGATTAATATTTATCCTTGATTGGAGTGGTTCAATGACACATGTGATGCTTGATACTATTAAGCAGTTGTATAATTTATTGTGGTTTTGTAAGAAGGTTAATATTCCATTTGAGGTATATGCTTTTACTAATGATTATCCTTTTGAGGATAGTATTCATAGACTTGCTTATGAGAAGAGAGAAGGATTGGCTTTTATTGAAGAAACATTTTCTTTAATGAATATGTTTACCAGCAAGGTTAATGGAAAGACTTTGGAACATCAGATGAAGAATATATTTCGTATTGCTTCTGCTTGGGGAAATAGTTCATTTGTACCTTATAATATTCCTATTGGTGTGAATCTTTCTGGTACTCCATTAAATGAAGCTTTAATTACATTACATCAGATTCTTCCACAATTTAAGAAAGAAAATAATCTTCAAAAGGTTCAGTGCGTAGTTCTTACTGATGGTGAATCTTCACCTTTAAGGTATAGTAAGGAGTTTCAGCGTAAATGGGAACCTAATTCTTTTATGGGAAGTCAATATGTCAATGAACGTTGTTTTTTACGTAATCGTAAGACAGGTCATACTTATTCGTGTGAGGGATTGGGGCATTGGGCAGATGTAACTGATCTTCTTCTTAAGGATTTAAAACAGAGTTTTCTTGATATTAATTTTATAGGGATACGTATTCTTTGTAATCGTGATGCTAATCAATTTATTCGACGTTATTCTGGAGATGGAGGAGAAAAGTATAATGAGATAATGTCAAAATGGAGAAAGGAGAAATCTTTTACTATTAAGAATTCTGGATATCATAGTTATTTTGGTTTATCGTCCACTACCTTGGGAAATGATGATGAGTTTGAAGTTGGTGATGAGGCAACTAAGGCACAAATTAAACGTGCATTTACTAAGAGTCTTAAGAGTAAAAAAATGAATAAGAGAGTGTTGGGAGAATTTATGGAATTGGTGGCATAGACCAATTTAAAAACTGTCCACTAAGGGGTCATAAAGACCCCTTTTTTTATTATAATATCTGTATAAATAAAACGCTACATTATGACTTTTCAAACAAAGATGACAGAAGATCAAATATTTGATTCTTTGAAAAGCACTTATGGTACAGAGTTTACTACTGCTGATGTAAAAGGATTCTGTGCTCTGAATGATATTTCATACCAAACAGTAACTAAAAAAATAAAGAATTATAAAGTAGGAAAGGGTAAATGGAATCTTGAAGTTACGACTAAAGTTGTAGAGGATATTGAGCGTTCTTTCAATTCTCCTTCTATTGAACGGGAATCTTTAGTACCTGAGAAAGATGATACTTTTATTAGATTTGGAAATTTTAATGATATTAAATCTATATTAAAATCTAAGATTTTTTATCCAACATTCATTACTGGATTATCTGGTAATGGTAAAACCTTTTCTGTAGAGCAATCTTGTGCTCAACTTAAGAGAGAAATTATTCGTGTAAACATTACTATAGAAACAGATGAAGATGATCTCATTGGCGGCTTCCGCCTTGTTGACGGTGCCACAGTCTGGCACAATGGACCAGTCATTGAAGCTATGGAACGGGGGTGTGTATTGCTCCTTGACGAAATCGACCTTGCCAGTAACAAAATCCTCTGCCTCCAACCGATCCTTGAAGGTACTGGAATTTTCCTTAAAAAAATCGGAAGATACGTTAGACCAGCAAGAGGATTCAACATCGTCGCCACCGCAAATACTAAGGGCAAAGGTTCAGACGACGGACGGTTTATTGGAACTAATGTGCTCAATGAAGCCTTCCTCGAAAGATTCCCTGTAACATTTGAGCAAGATTATCCTGCTCCTACTGCTGAACAGAAAATTCTTTTGAATGTTGCTGATGCAGTTGGTGTAGATGATAAAGATTTCTGTAAGAGATTAGTAGACTGGGCAGACATCATCCGTAAGACATTCTATGATGGTGGTATAGAGGAGATTATAAGCACCCGTCGTTTGGTTCATATTATTCGTGCATATGCTATCTTTGGTAAAAAGGAGAAAGCAATTGCAGTGTGTGTGAATCGTTTTGATGATGAAACAAAACAATCTTTTTTAGAATTGTATGATAAAGTAGATGCTGATTTCGAATTTGATAAGGCAGAAGATGAAGCTTATGAGGAGGATTAATTGTGGATTATGATAATATTTGGCGTGATGCTTTTTTAAGAGCTACACCAGTAATTTTTAATATGGTTTGTTTTCTTCTCATTGGTCTTGCTCCTCTTTATTTAATTCTTAGAACACAGCAACAGATGACTCAAATTCTGACTACATCTACCACAGAAATCAATGAATCTTTGGAAAAATTATAAATCTTCTCTTTCCCGCATATTCCCAATGCAGAAACATTTGCGTTGGGCACATTGGAAGTCTAAAGGTACTCATCTTTTAGCAAAAACTTACACTCATCCACACATCATCAAATCAAGAGAGGTAGAAATTTACGATGAAAAATCTTGCATCTATAACAACATCATCTATCCTAAGACTGGAAGTAATCTTCCCTGTTTTGGTATGGATCTTATGGGATTCTTTGACAAGAAGGTTATTGTAGTCTTTGATTTTCAGCATCCTGTAGAAAATCATCCATTTTCTGTTGTGGGATTACCAAAACCGAAAAGTGATATTCGTTTCTTTGAACCTGGTAATCATTTTTCGGAGAATCTTTATATTGCTTATTGCACTATGTCAGAGGTTGATCAACACTTAGAGATGTTTGAGAAATACTTGACAATTTATGCTGATATGGTAGAATGTAAACAACCAACTGGAACTGATACCAGTGTTTATAAGGATTTTGATTCTTATATGACTAAACTTGATCCTGTAGGTGGATATCTTGCTGGTAAGTTTGGGAAGGATAAAGCAGAGAAACTTGTGAACGAATTTTTATTTGATTATGGTTAACTCATGGAGTCTAGCAGACTCAGTAATAAATGGAACTATGGATGAGGATTATCCTATTAAGGATCGTGAAATGACTGAAGAACAACCCTGGGTTTATGAATCACCTGATGGTGGTAAAACTGTTACTAGAAGAAAACCCGGTGATGATTATACAAAGAAAGAAGTAATACAAGGTGATTACTTTGATAGTGGTCAACCATTTGAGCAGAGTTATCTATCAGATAATGATGATCAAGCAGCACACCATTTTAATCTAAATAACGAGGTCCAACAAAAGGAGACTATGGCGAATTATTTCAAATATCACGAAGAGGAAATACTTAAAGATATTGAGGAGTATGTATCTGCTACTTATAGGGGACATTACACAGGTACTAAACATGAGTATCGCAATGTTCAAACGATAGATTTGATGGCATCTAGGGATCTTGCTCCCGATTTTTGTCAATCAAATATTTTAAAGTATGGTAGTAGATATGGAAGTAAAGATGGAAGAAATAAAAAAGACTTGATGAAAGTCATACATTATGCTATGCTATTGCTACACTTTGATGATCACTACGGTAAACCATCTATGACTAGTGGAAACATTGATCACAACATGCCTTAACAATGAAACTTAGAGACCATACTATGAAATTATCTGACAGCACTCTGACAATTCTGAAGAACTTTGCAGGTATTAACAATTCAATTCTTGTGAAGCAGGGAAATAAACTTAGAACAATTTCTGTTGCTAAGAATATTCTTGCAGAGGCGGAAATTAAAGAAGAATTTCCTCGTGATTTTGCCATTTATGATTTAAATCAATTTTTAAATGGATTAGGACTTCATCAGGATCCTGATCTTGATTTTAAGGAAGAATCTTATCTTACTATTCTTGAAGGAAAGCGTAGAGTAAAATATTTCTTTGCAGATCCTCAAGTAATTATTTCTCCACCAGAAAAGGAGATTACTTTGCCTTCTGAGGATGTTCATTTTCAATTAGATAGTACTTCATTAGAGAAGTTATTGAAAGCAGCAGCAGTTTATCAACTTCCTGATTTTTGTGTTGTTGGTAATGCAGGTGCAGTTAAGTTAGTCGTTCGTGATAAGAAGAATGATACTTCAAATGAGTACGCAATTACCGTTGGAGAAACAGATAAGGAGTTTACATTTAATTTTAAGGTGGAGAATATTAAAATTATTCCTGGTGCTTATGATGTAGGTGTTTCATCTAAATTATTATCAAAGTTTCAGAATACTCAACATAATCTTAAGTACTATATTGCTTTAGAACCTGATTCTACTTTTGGATAATGAAAATTACTAAAAAGATTATTGAGGACCTTGAGAAGGCTCTTGATACAAGAAAGAAGAATGGGGATCCTATTTGGGATGATGGTGATGAGATTGAAGTATGTGTTGCTGGAACATGGGTAGCAGATAAATTTATTACAATTTTAAACAGAACCAAGAATCCATATAAAGGATCTATTCAACATAGTAATCTTTCATCAGAGTGATACGGTTTTGGAGGACCTGGAAGTATGCTCTTGGGTCATTTAACGACGAAAAGACTAAACGGTACGATAATTCTGTTGCTATTTTTCGTACTGTTATATTCTTTACTTATTTGGCAACTAATTGTTTTATTATTGCGGGTGTAATCCGCCATTGGAATTAAATTATGAGT